ATTTTATAATTTTGAGAGTAAAATTCATTGTTATAGGTGAAGCTCGTGTTTGAAAAGGTTTGCGTATTCGATGCGAGGGCGATGGCGGCTTTGACCGGTACAAAAGCAAAGGCACCCGAAAAGGCGTTTGAATTTGGTACGGACAAAGAGTTCGCCGTGGTGACAAGGGCTGACGCCACGAGCGTCTGGGTTGAACGGAGTTCAGCGATATCCAAAGTCAGATACTGTGAACTGAAGACATTCGGCAACATGGCCGAAAGGACCTCAACCTTTGAGATGTTTCTGATCGGGGTCGACAGATACAGAGTATATGAATTTGAATTTTGGTACAAAGTTTGATTCCTGTTATTGGAATCTACATAGACGACGTAGTCCATTTCTAATAGAGTTTAGGAGTTTTATTCTTACATGAGAGGCACGCCTGCGCGATCAGGGTATAAACACACGTTAGGCTTCGAACATGTGATCCTGAAGGTCAAGTATGTGGGACCGATAAAGTCGTTCTGCCCGCCACCTGCCGTGTAGATGTTGACGGTGAATTGCTGGATTTGCCGGATCGGTTCGATGTATGGAACTTCGACGGTGAAATATGAATTTGTAGTGAAGATCGTCCGGTGGGTCGACGTGGCGTTATCTTCGAGTGGGATGAACACGAGAGAGCTTGCGAGCTGACCGACGTTCGAGGTGGTAATAGACGGATTCGCACCTTCTTTTGAACCGTTAATTGAATACTGGAGGTACGTCTTGTCATTGAACTTTGATGTGAGTTCATTGATATTGATATAATACCCTGATGAAGTCACAGGAGTAGTTGCGTTGGCGTGAAAGCTCGCCGAAAGGAGCTCCGCCTTGATAACATTTCGTAAAGGGATGTTCATGTAACCGATGAAGCTCGCATTGGAGCTGGCACCGATTGAATCAACACGGATCGTGTACACTTCCGTGTCACACATTTACTTTATATGTAGATTTTTACTCGTTTAATTCTCCAACAGGGAGCACTTAATTCATGTAAGCGCCATCCTTGTCCTCCAGCAGGGAACCGCCGATGCCGCTCGCGATGGAGTAGTCGCGCTGCTGATCACGGACGTACTCACCGGAGTTGCACAGCCCCCCTGGGGTCAGGCCCTGAGTGTAGTACGCTGAGTTCTCGGACGGACCTGGGACGCAGTCCAGACCAACCTTCAGGTTGAAGATGCTCGCTGGGTCGGCCTTGGCGTTGGGGCCAGCCGTGGTGACGAGGGGGAAGGGCTCGTACGCGCTGGTGGAGCCGCTGCGGCCCTGGACGAGGAGAACCAGGATCGCCAGCAGGAGACCGATGATCAGTGCTTGGACAACCATCTTTCCAAACTTGAATGCCATTTAGAAGTAGTTGATATTTTTTTCAAGTCGAGTTCGGACCGCGTTAAAGCCAACAATCACTTTTCTTTAAAAGTCTTAGACATGGAGTTTTCTTTCACTACCGGCGAAGGCCAAACTATGAATATGAATGATGACGAGGCCAAGATGCTGGATGAAATTTCGATTGCGCCACCTGAGAGGAAGATTCCACTCAAGCCCAAGCCGTCCCGGCCGAGCCCATTTGCAAAGCGTGCTCCTGGACCTTCCGCGCCGCCGCCGTCCGCTGATGACGGCCTAGACATGTTTATGAATCCTGGAAAGAGGACCGCTCCTCCACCGCCTCCTCCGGAGGAGTTTGACGGTGGCGAGGACGGTGATGAGTACGAGGACGGACCTGAAGAGGGTGGTGAGGGGTTTCAACCTGGCGGCGGCGCTCAGGTGCCCTCTGAGGGATACAAGACGATCGAGGATGAGAAGGCCGACCTTCTGAACAAGATTTCACGCCTGAATAAGAAGGGTATTTCCTCAAGCCAGCGCCTGACCATCTATTCAGACGTTGAGGAGATTCGGACTGAGTACAAGCGTATGACGTACGGTATTGAAGTTGAGCGGTCCATCAAGTTTCAGCGCCGCATGCTCGTTGCGTGCGTCACGGGCCTCGAGTTCCTGAACGACAAATTCGATCCGTTTGACCTGGAGCTGAACGGCTGGTCTCAGAATATGATGGAGAACGTCGATGACTATGATGGCGTCTTTGAGGAGCTGTACAACAAATACAAGACCAAGGTTCAGGTGGCGCCCGAGGTTAAGCTGATTATGATGGTTGGCGGTTCCGCGATGATGTTCCACCTGACGAACAGTATGTTCAAGGCGGCGGTCCCGAACGTGTCCCAGGTTATGAAGCAGAACCCCGGACTTATGCAGAACATGGTGGATGCTGTTCAGCGGTCTCAGGGTGGTCAGGCACCGAACGCGTCCTCGTTCCCGAGCCCGCCGTCTGGACCTCGTGAGATGCGCGGACCGGGTATGGACTTTGGTTCCCTGATGAATATGATGGGCCCTCCGCCTGCGATGATGACGCGCCCGCCGCGTGCGCCAGATACCGAGTCCGTGTCTGACATCGTGTCGATTGACGAGGGCGACCCCGACACGCGTGAGGTTCAGATGGGTCAGGACAAGAAGAAGCGCGGCCCGAAGAAGGGTAAGAAGGAGGTGTCCCTCTGAAAAGAGCCCCTTTCGGACTTTGCTTTTTTTCTAAATCTAAAATAGGTAAATGGCATTATCATATGCGCCATTCGAAGATGCGTGGTCACCCAGGCCGAAGCAGTATGTACCGCTTCAGCTTCCAAAAGGAAACGCAACTTCGGATAGCACAGAGTGTAATTACGTAGTAATGTTTTTTGTAGCTGGTATTATTGTTATGGGAATTATGGACTCTTTACGAGGCGGGGGGTCGCGATAGCGACCCGGTCCCTAAAGAGGACTCTCGGGGTCCTACGGTGATCACGAGTGCTGCGCACTCGGTCTCTTTACTTATTAACACTCGACTGATACACGGGTGCATACGCCTGTGTCCCGAAGCAAGCACACGGCTTCACAACCGCAATGTCAATAATGTCCTTCTCAATGGCATTATTGATCTTGACCTGGCTATCGTACGCCTGCTTGGTGATTGCTCCTGGAGTGATCATCATTTATTTTATATACAGAAAATAATGAGTGGATCCCCTATCACGGCTGTCAGTCCAGCTCCGGCTCCTCTTACATGTAATTATTGTGATTCATGTGTGAATGGCGTAACCGTGCCTGCAAAAGTAGATCCAGGGTGTCCAGCGTCGATGATAGCTTGTGCTACAGGAGCTTGTCGTCCTCAGGCTTCTTCAACTTTGAGCTGGATCTGTCTCGCGTGTTCGATCATATGCTGCCTACTTATTTTGATAAGCATCGCGTCTTCTGGATCAGGTGGTGGACTATTCACTGGTTTTATTCTAGGTGACATTTTCGGCTCGCTCACGCGTTAAACATACACAGACCCTTTCCAAAAACCTCTGTTTTTTCTTCAGGGGCGGGGGGGGCAAGTCCTTCAGTCTCGAACCCTCCCTCCCTATACACGGCACAGCGTTTCCTGTACATGGAGTAGAATACAGACCAATGATCCACTATATCATATATAAGAGGGTTATTCAGTTTACCGGCCGTCTCACGCATGATACGACCGATAGACTGCTTGATGTCCGACTTGGGTGTCGTGAGTATCACCGTATCCAGAACGGGAATATCTAGACCTTCATGGGCTAATTGAAATGTGGCGACAACCACCGGAGACTTGGCGGACTCTGCAAGGTCATCCTCTTTCATACCGCCTATGTACAGCTTCGCCCTGGGGCCAATCATATTTTGTAATAAAAAGCAATGTTCACGGCGATCACTCAATACAAGTACACGCCTATTGTTGCCAAGCGCCTCTTCGACCGTCTTGACAATGAGGGCATTCCGAGACTCGAGTTCAGTGACGATATTAATCATACCAGCCATGTTAAGCTTTCCAAAGCGCGTTACCGGTGGGGCCTCTTTGAAGGCGTCGCACGTGTATTTCAAGGTGACGACCTTTGTTGTCCCTTGATTGGTCCGCTCAATTCTGAAAAACTCGGGGCCGAGGAACCAATACAGGAGGCGCGTGAGACCATCTTTTCTCTCTGGTGTCGCTGTAAGCCCGAGGGTGTATTTGGGGCAAATTTTAAACATAAATTGTGAAAAGGCTGGAGCACCTATGTGGTGAGCCTCATCCACCACTAAAAGCCCTATAGAGTCGAACGCTTTGGTCTCGAATTCCCTCATGCACATGGTCTGAATCATGGCAATCACAAAGTCTTTTTCGATATCAAATTGATCACCCTGGACCCTCCCGATACTTGCTTCGGGACAAAACTCCTTAATTTTTTCGACCCACTGGTTCGCCAGGAACTCTTTGTGGACGACGATCATGGTTCGAACCTTCAGGTGTGCCGAAAGAGCCAGGGCGACGGTTGTGTTGTGAGTCACCGTGAAATCGCCGAGAACAAATCTACGGTTCCCGTCAATTTCAAACCCAAAATAGTCACCTACTTCCAGCTTTTCAACCTTGATACCAACATTCAACACATTCTTGACTTGCTCTCTGGGTTCCACGCGTTTCCGTTGAATCTTACATGGCACGTCTTCAGTTCCAGCGCCTGAAATCGAGCATCTAAAATACGTTCCAGTCTTGGGTCCTCCGGGTGCGTTCGTACACGTCTTTCTGCACTTTTGCTTATAACACGCGAACCCGAGCGACCGCGCAAGAAATATGACGTCATCAAAAAGGGTTTCATTCTTTTGACAAAAGTCCCATCCTCCTTTGATAACCGAACCATCAGAATCGAGTAGTCCGGCAAGTACTTGGAGACGGATTTTTCTAGAATTGCACTTGTAAATTTGTGGTATATGCTTATTTCCAACCAAGTTCAATTCTCTTAGAGTTTTGAAAAAATAATTTGGTTTTGATCCCCTTATGCTATAATCATATTGCGACATATAGTCCAAAAATAAATCGTAATTTCCCAAGTTTCTGTGAAAATAGTGGAGCACAGTAGAATCCTGACAAGTTATACGCGCTGAATCCGATGTTCCATCCCCCAGCCAATATCCAATCATATAAGGGTCCAGTGGGACTTCCTTTGTAGGAAATGAAATAGGAACTCTGTACCCCCTTACTTCTGTGTGTTTAAAAGAGTCAGATGTGTTGAGATAATCAAGTACCGAAATATCTAGAATTTCGCCATGGCTCTTGTTGCGCTTCTGAACATATTTAAGGGATAATATATGAGACTCATTCACAATGTATGGATCACCCTTGGTGGGTACAATCTTATAGAGTTGTTCAGTTCCAGTGCAAGTTGACAAAATCGTCCTGGGGGTTGAGTCGTCACCCATGATCAACTCCCCAACTTTGATGTCCTGAACCTTTCTGTTCGTTCCGTCAAACATCATCACGGGAGTGTCTTTCCCCAGACACTTACCAAAGCCGCAT